AACCAGACGGCGGAAGCGGGTGCGGAGATCAACGACAGTGCCCTACGCCTGGGTTTCGGCACACAAGAACTGCAGACGTGGCGCTACGCGGCAAAGCTCGCGGGCGTGTCCGCCGAAGGTCTAGAGGGCGCTTTTCAGAAGTTGAACCTTGCCGCGGACAATGCGAGCCAGGGAGCCAAGCCTCAGGTATCGGCGTTCAAGGCCTTGGGCGTTGCGTTCAAGGATGCGGACGGGCGCATTCGCCCCACGGCAGAGCTACTGCCCGAGATCGCGGATGGGCTCGCGCGCGTGGGCGACCCAGCGAAGCAATCGGGCTTGGCCGTAGACTTGCTGGGCCGCTCCGGCACAAAGCTCCTACCGCTCTTGAAGGAAGGCAGCGCCGGCCTAGAAAAGTACCGCAAAGAGCTAGAAGAGCTCGGCGGGGTCATGTCGAGCGACTTGATCGCACAGTCCGACGAGTATGGGGACAACATTGACCGGATGGACTTCGCGCTGGCGGGCTTGCGAAACACCTTGGTATTGAACGTCCTTCCGGCCCTTACCAATCTCGCTCTGCAGAGCGCGAAAGCCGTAGCGGGAATTAGCAAGCTAGTCGAGAAAACGAACTTGCTCAAGGTCGCAGGCGCGGCACTTGCGACAGCTGCGGCAGGCTGGGCCGTCAAGCTGGCAGTAGCGAACGCCGGAACGCTCCTGCTCGCGGGCGGGATCGCCCTGGCGGTGATCGCTCTAGAGGACCTATACACCCTATTTACCGGCGGGAAATCCGTTGTCGGGGACTTCCTTGACGAAATGAGACCCCTGGGCCTGGACGCTCAAGAGTGGGTCGCGGGCCTTACGGGCGTGTGGCGCCAGTTTGTTGACGTCCTGGAAACGGCGTGGGCTATCGGTAAGGACGTTGTGGGCCTCTTTGGCGGCAACTCCCCGAGTGCGACCAAGGCCAAGAAAGAGGAGATCGCCAAGCGGGAGAAGGACGAGGCAGCAGCGCGAGCGAATGCGCCCCAGCTGCGCGAAGCGGCGCAGAAAAAAGCAGTTGCAGCCGGTGACGTCGCAGCGTTCCAGGAGGCGGGCGGGAGCTTCGACGATTTCAAGAAACAGCGCTTGAACGCCGTCAAGTCCGGCGCAGTGCAGGCCACGGAAAAGGACCGGGCCACGTTCGGAAAAGAGATCGCGCCAGCGGCTGCCGTGCAATCTAAGTCCGGTGGATCGGGTGGAGGTAAGACCGTGAACATGGGCGCCACGACGCTCAACATTCAGGTGCCCGCCGGCACCTCGCGCGAGATGGCAAATGAGATTGCCAAGATCGCAGGAAATGAAATCGATAAGCGCCAACGGGCTGCGCACGCCGCGTTGCGGGAGTCCTCCATATGATCGCCCCCGAACAGCTTACTCCGCTGCCGGGGACGACGATCCATTACGTGGACTCTGCGGGCACGCTCCGGATCATCGCTTTCGATGCGACCTTTCGGGACGTTCACCAGGGTGCCGCGGAGGCCAGCTTTCATCCGCTCGACGTGAACGCGAACGTTACGGATCACGTGCGCAGCTCCCCTCGGGCGCTGTCCATCGAGTGCGAGGTAACGAACACGCCTTTGATTCCCGTCGCAGGGGGGCGCGAGACCTCGCTCGCGATCAACTCGACTTTCCGCAATTACACTAGCTTCGCGGGCGCGAGCGGGGGTCAGTCTTTCTTTGTCCCGCTCGTCGGTTCCCAGGGTGTGCCCGTAGTGGTCTCGCCCGCTGTGCAGTCTAGCGGAACGTCCGGGGAGAGCGTCCGCACGTGGCAGTACGCGACGGCGTTTGACCGCGTCAAGGAAGTCTGGGAGACCCTGGACGAGCTCCGCGCTTCGGGCACAGCTGTACAGGTCGTTACTCGGCTCAAGACTTACAAGGAAATGGTCATCGTGAACGTGACGGCCCCTCACGGAATAGAGGACGCGATCACGTTCGGTCTTGACTTTGTGGAGATTCTCCGGGCGGACAGCGCGACGATCCAGGTTGACCCTCCGGTCAAGACGAGCGAGAAGCGCGCGCAGAAGGACAAGGATGCGGGCACGCAAGCGGGCTACGAACCGGCGGCCAGCAAGCAATCGGGCGCGCGCGTGACGCTGCAAGCCCTGGCAGATCTAGGCGTTCAAGGGGGCTTCTTTTGATTGCGATACCGGTACCAGCTGACTCTGCTTTCGTCTCCCTGCGCGTCACTCTCGACAGCGCGGAATACGTGCTGTCTCTCGCGTGGAACCAGCGGGCGGCAAAGTGGTTTTTCTCCCTCGCGGACTCTAGCGAGAGCCTGATCATTTCCGGGCAAAAACTCGTTGCGAACTTCCCGCTATTGCAACCTTGCAGGCACGACGCGCGGTGCCCGGCGGGATCGTTGATCGCTTACGATACGTCAGGGCAGGAGCTGGATCCGCATTACCTGGACTTGAGCGGGGAGGAGCCGAGAGTGCTTATTCTGTACACGCCGGAGAGCGAGCTAGGGTAATGGCCAATTTGTTCAAGCGCGCATGGAAGGTGTCAATAGACACAATTCAGACCGACGCGCATGACATTGCGTTTGAGATTACCAAGACGAAAAAGCGCCAACCCAACACGTGCGTGCTGTCGATCTGGAACCTCTCAGAAGCGCAGCGGAAACAGCTAGAGGCGCTGTCTATCCCCAGCAAGACCGCCGCGGGCAAAGCCGTCGCTGGGCGCGGGAAGATCGCCGTACAGATTGAAGCGGGTTACGTGGGCAATACCAGCCTGCTCTTTCGCGGGGACCTGCGCACGGCAGTCACGGTGCGTGACGGTGCTGACCTGGTAACGACCATCGAAGGCGACGACGGCGGGCGGGATGTGCTGCTCGCGCGCGTTAGCCGCTCGTTCCCGGCGGGCACGCCCGTGCGTTCCGTGCTGCGCGCGCTGGTCGACGCACTGGGCATCGGTGCGGGTAACCTGGACTCGTTCCAATACACGACGCGAGGGGGCGCTACGTTCTCCACAGGCACGGTATTGAGCGGCAAGGCGGACGAGCTCTTGACGCGCATCCTGCACGCGTGCGGAATGACCTGGTCGGTGCAAAACGGGAATCTGCAAGTGCTGCAAGCGGGAAGGGGTCTGAACACGAGCGCTGTCCTGCTAACACCTAGTACCGGGCTCGTAGGATCCCCCAGCTCATCCCCCGAGGGTTACGTAGAGGCCGTGTGCCTGATCGTGCCAGGCGTTTATCCAGGCTCGCGAATCAAGATTGACTGCCCCACGCTCAAGGGCGTTTACACTGTGCACAACGTGACCACCGTGGGGGATACGGCGGCGCCTCAGCCGTGGTACCATACAATTCAGGCAAAGCCGTGAATACAGTACTGGCGGAAATCATAGCTGCGGCCCTGGACTCGCGCGCGAACGGCGCGCACTTCGCCCTGCCTGGCAAGGTAGTGAGCTACAGCGCGAGCGCGCAGACCGCCACGGTGCGCGTAGGCGTACGGCGCGCGGTGCCAACTGACGTAGAGGGCACGTTCACTTACGAGAACCTACCCGACATCACAGACGTGCAGGTAGTCTGGCCTCGCGGCAACGGGCAGCACTTCGCTCCAGGCTTGACGGCGGGTGACGGCGTCCTACTTGTGATCTGCGACCTGGATCCCAGTACCTGGATCCGTACTGGCGCTGTGTCTGACCCCGCGGACCTACGTAAGAGTGATCTAGCGCACGCCGTGTGCATCCCGGGCTTTGTCCCGAGCGCGGACGCCTTGAGCCCCAGTGCGCGAGATCTCAAGGTGGCGGACGCGGAGATCGGCGGCACGTCCGACGCGGCTGCCAAGGGGTCGGTAGTAAATGCTATCTTGGCTGCCATCGCGGGGTGCACGCCCGCGGGATCGGAAACCGGGCTTGCTGCCATAAAGGCGGCACTTTCGGCGTACACTGAGAGCAAGTCAGACGTTCTGAAGATCGGCAGCTAGGATCAGCAAATGGAGCTCGCACTTTGTCTTACAACTGACCTCGATAATCCCGTAGTGGGCGATCTCCTACTCACTAACGGCAAGCTTGTGTTCACGCGCAGCTTGGCGCACGAAGTAGCACAGCGGATACGAGTCCGCCTAAACTTCTGGAGAGGTGAGTGGTTTCGTAACACGAACGCCGGCACCCCGTACCTGCAAGCGGTCTTTGAAAAGGGTGTCCCGGATAACACGATCCGCTCTGTCTTTACGCAACTGATCGCAGGCACCAAGGGCGTTGCAGCCGTGGATTCGTTAGACTTTTCGGTAAGCTCTTCTCGCGTGATGACCTTGAACTTCGCATGCAGGCTAGAGGACGGCACAACGTTCAGAGCGACGTCTTACGGGCCC